CAGTTCAGTTATCGGCCCTATCAAAGTCTGTAACATTACGATTTAGCCTCTGTTTTAATACTACTATTAGATTTTGCGCTGAAGCCAAAGTAAGCCCCAACTAAGCCACTAAGTGCTATATATTGCGCCATCAATACGCTGTCAGCTTCTGCCATCTGGCTAGGCCATATAACGGTTGCTATCGTTACTACAGCCATCATAGCCATCGCTATATAAGCCATAATTCTTTTGTTTAACTGGTAAGCTTTTTTATCAGGTATTAATTCATTCATTTCAATGACCTCGCGTGAGTTATCGCCACTCTTTTATCTTTGGTGATTATAACAACTTTTCCGTTTTTGTCATATACTATGTATTTTCCGCGTCTTTCTACCAAAATCACCGCTCTATCTTAATGCAAACTACCTTACTACTGGTATTAGTTACTAATACTTTAGCTTCTGCTTTGGCCGCTTTACAAGCTTCTTCACTGCTGTAACTGTCTACATGGTAATGACTGAACTCCCCACTCACTAGCTGTAACCAAAGCAACACCCACATCACCAGCGTCCTTGCCACTTACCCAAAGCATAGAAAAGTAAAAATAAAAGCCCACCGCTAATGCAGAATATTACTGCACCAATCGCAAAATTAATTGCTGCATCTATACGTTCTTGCTTTTTGTATAGCTCATCTTTGCGCTGTTTACGCATCCTTGCCTCTATCGCCAGCACCTCTTTCCATGCTGACGGCCCGTAAGTAAAACTTATATGATCTTTTATTTCAGACCGCATTTGCTCCATTTTCTTTTTATTAGCAAAGATTTCTAATGCAGTTTCTTCATCACTCCCTTTAAATGTCTGCTTCCACCACGGTGGGTTCTTTTCACGCTCTTCAAGATTGCTAAAATCAGAGAAAGCCTTGCCCCATTGCGCCAAAGTTCCAGACATTTCTTGAATATCTTTCCCAGTGCTTATTGCTGCACGTAAAGTTTTGTATGCGCCTGTCGCTAAAGCTACGCAGCTAACTGGATCCATTACATCCTAGTCAGGATAGAAACCAGCATAATTATCATAGCGCCAGCAGAACCAACTATAACCATTTCTAGCCTTTTAATTCTAGTAATAGTTTCTTTCCAGCGTTCTTCTAACTGCGTTTCCACTTTGACTACCCTCTTATCTAGTGATGCTAATGTTGGCTTACTCATGCTATATCATCCGTTATTTCTATTCTTATGTATCCATTATTAGGAAATGTTTCTATTGTATTATCTGGGAATGTTACCTCAAATTCACCTTGATAGGAACCCACTGTATCAGTATCAGCCGCTATCCAATTATATTGAACTATCCCAGTAGCCTCAGTGACTATCTGTGCTGCTGCATCAACTGTGATTGCAGTTTTACCTATTTCCCTCATATGAAATCGGCAAGTTGCATTTGTTAAATCTACAGCATCACCATCACCGTTTTTCAGTGCAGCCCTAATGGATGGAGTAGTATCATTTTGCTTAATATGAAAACTCATTATGCGGCCTCGTTTATTTCTTGGACTAGTATAGCATCATTTGGTTGATCTTGCGATAATTCTGCTGCATTTGCAACGCCAGCATATTCAAACCGTCTAGCACGGCCAGCAGTCAATGTAGCATCCTGACCAGTTAGTACAAATACATTCGGTACATTTACGTCTATTGTGTTTGCAATACCAGCAGCAAATCCTGTCAATGTAAATATGCCAGCTTGTGGTGCAATACTTATAGTTGGATCTAATAAAGCATCTTCGCCTGTAAGAGTAAAAGTAGCTACATCAGCCGTTAAAACTTGTGTTTCTATAAATGCGTTTGCTTGGCCAGTGACCGTAAATGTACCAGTACCACCAAGTAATCTATTTTGTACTTTTAGAGCTGCATCTTCTGTGCCTAAAACAAATCTACCTACTTCAGCAAAAACACCTTCTGCAAGATCAAAATTATTTGCTTGACCAGTAAGCGTAAATGAACCAGTACCACCGACTAAAGCATTATTGACAAATAGTCCTACATCTTGACCAGTAAGCGTATAAGTTCCGTTGTTAGCTGTTTTATTTGTCGATATGTCTATATCTTGGAAAGTATAGGTAAATGATCCAGCGTCAGAGATAAGTGCGTAACCACGATTAAATTCAACAGCCTGACCAGTAAGCGTATAAGTTCCGTTATTGACGCTAAATACTGTCGTAGGTGCAAGACTAATATCTTGACCAGTAAATGTAAAAGAGCCTGTACCCGTGGTTCTATTTACGATGTTAGCTATGTTTTGACCAGTCAATGCAAATGCTTCTGCACCGCCAGCTATCTTGACGCCAAAAACTGCATCTTGACCAGTTACAGAATAAGATACATGGCCAGCCTCTAGCTTTCTATTTATGCCGAATGGTTGACCTGATAATCCGAATGTTCCAACACCAGCAACCTTGCTATATTGGTTGTTAATACCTTGTGCCGTTACAATAAATGTACCTTGTGGAGCAACTAAAGAATAGCCTTTAGCAAAGTCCACAGCTTGGCCTGTTAGTGTAAATGAACCGTTGTCAGCAGTCAGCGGCCTAATAGCAACCACTTCGCTATCTTGACCAGTTAAAGTAAAGCTGCCAGCGTCAGCCGCTTTTACAATTGTGAACGATACAGCTTGGCCTGTTAATGCAAAACTACCAGCATTTGCACCAATTTGATATTCTTGTACACCAATTTCATCGGCTAATGGTGCTGATGCTAATGGGCTAAAGCCAAGCATTTAGCTTACTCCTTATGGGGAAACTGGCCAGTCCTCATCTGACAAGTTAGGCCAAGCATCATCATCTGGTAAATTTCTCAGTTCATTTCTATAGGTAGCCCAAGCCGTTTTATCTTCATTGCTTAGAGGGCTGTCATTCATTTGCGTCCAGTCGCTATCGGCTAGCAATTTATTTCGTGTTTCTCTGTGAGCCGCCGCAGTATTAGCGTCTTGATTAGCTTGATATGCTGCCTCTTGCTCTGCTTTAGTGCCTAGCTCATCATCGTCAGAAAACATGTCTCTTGCAACATTATTGTAAACCCAATTGCCGTTTGCGTCTTGCTTTACACCGTCAGTAACACTCACTTGATATTGTGTTGTGGTGGCTGGTGGACTTGGCAAAACTGGGTCTATATTCATCGCGTCAAAGACATTACTACCCCAAACGCTTGGTAAGGCCATATTTGGAAAAGCGGCTTTCCAATGTTCCTTAGACTTAACTTCTCCTGTTGTTCGCTCTCTAAATTCAGCCATTTATCATTCCTTTCGTATCAGTTTACGGCTCTGCAATTGCGTAGAAAACATATGTGTTGCCATTTGTATTTATATCGCTATCAGTGCCTGTTACGCTAAAGCCCGAACTATAAGGGCCGATGTCTCTCGCGCCAGCGTCCGTAGATTGAGCACTAGTAGTATTTAAGGTTAAATATGGATCGTTGTTTGCCGTACTAATCCCCCTCGTACTATCCCATTGTAGCCAAGCTCCTCCGTGGTAAGCATTACGTATAAACACGTATTTTGCACCATTAGAAAACCCACAATCAACGTTAATTGTGCTTCCTGTTCCAGTGTAAGAACCACATTTTGCAACGCCATCCAAACTTGTAAAAGCATACGCCACATATTTTTCACCGCTAGTATTTACTCTGCCGTGAGTGCCAACGGTAAACACCGTGTCAGTTGGCGTTGTATTGTTCCAAAGATTAGCTTGACCACCACCAGTACCGCTATTTCCAGCGGCTCCTGTTCCGTTAATTTGTAAATATTTTGTATTTCCTAAAGCTGCAAAGTAACACGTCCAATCTTCTGTTAAACTTCTTCCACGAACCCAGATCATTTCTGGCGTCTTATTTAAGTGATGTTTTAGCGTTCTTACTGCGCCTGATCCAGTCCATGAAATCTCATTAAAGAAACCTTCAGCCGCTTTCCACATCCAGCTATGTGACTGAGTACCACCATAATTTTGATCTATGTGGCCGTGCATAAAGTCAAATCCAGCTTCACTTGCAGCGCCTTCTGGACTATCTGCTTCTAATGGCAAATATTTTTCGCCAAAAATTCTAGCATAATTTCTCCAAGAGGCTGTTGCGCCAGCTTGTTTTGCCAACGCCATATCAACCTTATGATTAGCACTAAAAAATGGCTCATAACCTTTAAGATCACTAATAGAAAAAACTTCGCGGCTAGATGTTGGTTGCTTCATTGGAAAACGTATCGCCATATATAGAAAACGATTGTCACCACCAGCATTTACTTGAGTGTTTGTTTCTTGCTCAAATCCAAAGCCCTCAGACGTTGGATATATTCTAGCGATGCCAGCTTCAGATACATTTGTATTTGTTTTGATACTGTGGCTATCCCCAGACTGACCAACTGGCTTTCGCCAAATTCGCATCATATCAAAAATGTGCCAATCCGTAGTATTATAAACATTCTTAATAAGAAGCCATTGTGGTTTCATACCAATGTCAATTTGCTGACTATCGCCCGATGAACCGCCGCCTTGATACCAACCAACCTTAATCATTGGCGTATCGCCATTTTCACCGAAACCGCTTTGCAACTCGTCTGTGCTTGGAGCTACTCCGACATTCAATTCACTTATAGAAGCACCACTGTGGTCTGTCTCTAGCCTATAGTATCTATAAGCAGTTGTGTTAGTAAATTTAAATCGACTGTATTTTCCAGCGTAATAATCAGTGTTTGACATTCCAGTTACTGTTTGGATTGATGTCCAATTAGAATTGTCATTTGACCCATAAGCAGTAAAACCTTGGACTTGATTATATACAGTTCCTGACTGCGACTGTGGCGCAATATAATATGTATTAACGACTGTAGCCGAACCCATATCCCAAGACACATCAAGAACACCGCTTGTATAAGCCATGTCGCTATTACTAGTATCAAGCGTTCCATTATTTATTTTAGATAACGGATAGCTGCTATCAATGTTAGAGTTTTCGTCAGTAAAAGTTTTGCCTACCAAAGACGTTTGAGTATCGTCTGAAGCCGAAAAATGATGTGCAAATAAATATGCAATATATGATCCACCATTCGTATTTAAAACACCGCCAACATTGAACGCTGTCGAACTAGGAGCATTGTTTGATGTATTTGCAAAGGCATTTTGCTCGTTTAACTTACCGTAGTCGTTTGAACCATCAATTTTGTCAGTCAAAACCCACCAATCGCCACTTGCGTCTGTGCGTTTTATGATAACTAAGGCTGGTTTGACGCCCAAATTATGGCTGACTGCTTGCTCGTTTGCACTTGATCCACCATTCCCAGAATAGCTAATTATGTCCATGAACTTTTCTTTTTTTAAAAAGCTCCAAGCCACATGTTGATAGCTACTATTATTAACTTGACCGTCAGCCGTATACATTTGTAAGCCATTGCTATTAAAGCTATAATTTTTTTGACTAACGCCACTTTGTGCACCAGCATCATTAGGTATTAATTCATAATCAGCGCCTCTTACTGTATCTATAAGAGAGTGACCATCGGTCTTATTTCTAGCCTTTATCCAAACCAGACCACCATCGCCAGTAGTAGAAGTAAAAGATGTTGAATGTGCGGATGAAGGAGCAGTAAAATTGCCAGTGTAAACAGCTTTGCGACTCAATCGAAAATCGTCAATATAACCAGTAAATCTATAGTCATCACCGCCACTTGTTCCCCAATGTGTTCCTAGTTCTAATTGCTTAAATCCAAAACAATTATCATAAAGATTTATCGTTGCTTTTGACGTACCATCAACATAAAGTGTCAAGTCAGTATCTTGTCTGACTAAAGCGATATGATACCAAGTATTTGCAGCAATTGTACTAGCTGCTGTATTTGCGCTGCGTCCACCACTATTGTTAGGAGAGTTCCGCGCTTGAACACCTATTTCGCCACTAGTAGTAAAGTACATGCCTACCGAATAATCGGTATAATCGCTAGGATTACCAATATTCATTATACCTTTTAGCGTCGCAAGGCTGTCAATTCTTAACCAATACTCTATCGTAAAATCTCTATAACCTAATAATATACTTTCATCGTCAACACTGAGAGTGGCCGAACCATCAAACCTTAAAGAACCAGTACCAAATTTTTTTGTTGAAGTGTCTACAGTAACACCGCTGACACTAGTTGTTAAACTGTTAGGCCCACTATCAGACGTATTGTTTCCAGTTAATAAAACTGAAACTTTTTCCTCAGTATCGTTACCCAAATTTAAGTTGGCGTTTATTGTTTGTCCAAGCCCCGAACCGTCATAAACAAAAGTATGGAAAAGACTTTCAACGTCATTAATGCTAGAACCGCTTGCTGCCGCTGCCGTTCCAGCCGCCGCTTGCAGTAGTTTTTTCTTAGTGCTCATTCGCTTATCCTAATGCTTGCCCAGCCGTAAATCCGTACCAGTTTGTTCCACCGTCTCTTGTGTAGAATACAAACACATCTTTTGCTGAAGCGGTGGCCGTTAGCGTTGGAGTTGTTGCACTAGGCCAATCAACTTCAGTAGGAAATGTAACTGTATATCCTGAAGCCGACGCATCTTGAATTATCTCTAAACTAAAGCTAAATGCAGTTCCGCTTGCTGGTTCATTGCTAAATGCTAACGTAGTGTTTTCTGTAAGCGTATGGCTAAAAGCATTACCAGCCTCACAATCAATTGTCGTTGTATTGGAGCTAGACGTGACTGCCACGTAAGTTTCGTTGTAGCTGTCTACTAGAAGCTCACCAGTAATATCGACATCGCCAGTGTAAGACGCGCCAACTTTTGCATCTAACTGAGTTTGTATCGCACTTGTTACCCCGTCAACATAGCCTAGTTCAGTTGCTGTAAGTGTGGATGGAATACCGTCTAATACGTTAAGCTCAGTTGCTGAAGCAGTAACGCTAAAATCCGTAAGGGAGTTATTTGCGCTCACTTCAATACCGCCACCCATACCAGAATGATTAGAGCAATAATAATACAAGTCGTATGGAGCATCTTGCTCAAGAGTAACCTCGACATAGCTGCCAGACGAGCCAGCCGTTCCCACAGTTGTCACTCCAGTTGTAAATGCGCTACCACCGCCATGAGTGCCGTCTGATGTAGTGCTTAGTAATAATGGATGCCCTGAGTTTGACGAATTACTTTGATCGAAACGATATGTTACTGATGGTGTAAGTCTTGCTTTTTGATTCGCCGTACCATCTAGCAAAAAATTTCCACCTGAGACTGTTACACTAATTGACGCCACAGAAGGTACTCCAGAGCGCGGAAAAGTTACGTCTACATTACCTGACCCGTCCTCTGGCGATATAGTTATAGAACCGCTTGAACTGTTTAATTTTAATGACATGATAATCTCCTAAAGTGGTCTTTTTTCTATAAAGTTGTTCACAACTAGCCTTGAGTTTACTGGGATTGTTAAAGTGACACCGTTGTTTATTTGAGTTTGACTTCCTGTTTCAAATTCCACATTAGCGCCAAGCGTTTGGTCTGTTGTGATAGTAACTGAACTATAGTGATATACTTCATCTTTATTTGCAGAAATAAACACTACAGCAGACCCAGAGAGATTTATTGCAGACCCAGAACTACTGCTGTCTATCACACCTCTTGATAAAGACAATCCGCTGTGGGTGTAAATACCACGTCCAATCTCCCAATTAGAACCATCTTCAATAACATAAGAAACAACGTCTTGATCTGAGACGCCACCATCAGCAAATGTTTGATAACCAGTTTCCGCTGATCCAAGCGTAATAGTGCCAGTTCCAGTTGTGGACGTAGCAACCTTTACCCGATTAGCTAAAACAACCATGTATCACCTTATGCTAACTGAATGACACCATTAGATGCTGAAAAATCAACTGTTAAGCTATCACCATCATTCAGTGTCAAAGATGATCCGTAATCATAGTAACCCACCAAAGGATCTGCTGGTGTGGTCACTGTATCATCATAAATATAAACATATCTAAACGGCCCTGTAGAACCGCCAGAAGAAGTAAGCGTTAAATCAGCAAGAACAAGCTTGTATGTGCCACTTGATTGAGCAGATGATGATGTGGTTACATTTCGTGATGATAAATTAGAATATGATACTTGAGTAACATTACCTAATATTCCATTGCCATCTGCTGAAGGGTCAGAACTTTCTGAAGATGGTGCAGTGTTAGATAGTGCGATTGCTATTTGATCGCTTTCTAAATCCATGTTGTGAACCGCATTTTTCACAAAATCATTAACTTTATTAAATGTTGCCATTTTGGGAACTCCATTATTTAAGCATATGCAAACGCATTGTAACGCATTTTTTTACAGTTGCAAAGTCTAGGTTGGCTTATCTGGAAAATTTGGGTGACTTGGATCACTTGTGTTTGACGGCAAATCTCTGAGCGTTTGGCGATACGTAGCCCATTCTGTTTTTTTACTATCGGATAAAGGGCTATCTAAGGCTTGTGTCCAGTCGCTATCTGTTAAGTACCCGTTGCGTCTATTTCGCAGTATCGTCCAAGCTCGATCTGTTTCCGCTTGATCAATATCCAATTGCGATTTTCTAACTGGGGAACCGTCAACGATAGTATATTGATTTTTTGGATATTCACCTTCAATGTAAGAGCCATTTAAAGCAGCATCACTTTCTAAACCTTCAAAAACCATGATGATTTCATTTGTATCTGGATCATATATTGTGAACTTGCTCATCTAAACCTACTCAACGCAATAATAGTCGTTTGCTCTTGTGGTGTGTTAGTAATTCCACTCAAATTATCAATATAAACTTGAATATACCTATTCCCAGAATTGACCGATTTTTGCCCTCCAAAACTCATTGGAGAAAGTAATATGCTGCCAGTGATACTACTACCGCCAACTTGAGTACCGTCTATAAGACAACGAACTCTTGCTGTATCTCCAGCCCCAGCCGAACCAAAAAGGTTAACGTCAAAAATTGCAATAATATTACCAGCATAGGGCATGTTTACTGTTAACGTATGGAGATAGGTTTGACCCATAGTTATATTATTAGTGCCAAAACTGCTAGAACTAGCAATAGTGACACTATTACCAGCAACTTTAAGTGTATCAATAGCCGCATTTTGTATTTTAGCATTTGTAATGAGTGCATCATTTATTTGTGCCGCGCTAGTAATTATACCTGTAGTACTTAGCAAGCCGCCTGTAATTGTATTAGCTGCGATTTCATTGCCAGTAATTGTGTTAGCTGTAATTTTAGCAGATGTGACTGCATTTGCCGCTAGTTTTGGTGTGGATATTGCACCGTCAGCTATTTCTGTTGCAGTAATACTATTTGCCCCTACTGCGGCAACAATTTCAGCCCAAGTTGAACCCGTCCATCTGTAAAGCTTGTTGTTACTGGTTAGAAAAACTTGCTGGTTTACATAATCACCAGACGCTGGAAGTGAACTAACTGGTTCAATAATATCTAAACCAGCATCTATAAAAATCTGTCTGATACCATTTTCAAAGTCCGCATCATCTAAATATGTAGTAGTAGCAGAAACACCAGAAGTAAAAGCTGACTTATTCCCAGAATAATCAACTGATTTAAGAAAGTAATACCTAGTCTGATTTAAGCCTAAGTTAGCCCTTGTGAAAGTATCCCCAGCGGAAATACCAACTAATGTAGCTCCAGATGAAGTATTGACGGTATTTTCGTATATTTCTACAAAATTTAAATCTGCATCGGCTGGATTAGTCCAATCAATAGTAATATATTTAAAGCCACCAGTAGCAGATATAGAAGTTGGAACGGCTGGCGCTGTTGTATCACCGCCACCAGTAAATAGAACTGTCGAATATGCCCCTTTGTTACCTTGTGAGCCTACAGCCCTAACCCTGATAGTATATTGTACACCGTCAACTAATGGGGAAACTTCAATACTATTTTCTATTGTAGTAGTCGAATTATAGACGCTATCTGCTACAGCTTTCCATTCAACTTCATAATGATCAACAAATTTATTATTAACAGCCGTCCAAGATAATATTACTGAGTTAATAAAAGTGCCATCACTAGTTGTTCTACCGCCACCAGATGCAGTAAGATTATTTATCGCTAAACCGTCAAAAACATTTGGTAAAACGGTATTATCTTTTTCAAAGTCTGTTTCTTCTGCTGACCAGCTAAAGACGCTTTGGGTAAGCTCTCTTAGTGTCATATTGACAATTAATTCACCTGTTTCCTTAAATGCGAAAGCCCACCGCTGCACTTCAAACGTCTTAGCACTAAATCCTAGTCTAGAATTAGTAATGCTAATTACATCACCAACTTGAACGCCCAAAGCCCGTAGCCCAAAGTCAGCAGTAATAGTAAGCTGCTGTCTATTTCTATATAAAGCAATTTTGGCGATGCGTTGGGCCATAGAATGACTAGAAGTCATTGGTAATCTAATATCAGCAGAACTTTCTATACCACCATCAGCAGTGATAAAAGTTGATGATTTTACTTCTGTATAATCTGTTTCTTGCCAGTTACTACCAGCGCCACGCCATGTACCTTTGACAATATTAAAGTTATCACGCCTACTATGACGTGTGCTAACTTCTATATTTGATCTTAAATCATCTTCATCAAACGTCTTAACTGATGCAGTCCAAGCCGCTGCTTTCATTCTCCACTCACCTTGAGCGAACCATAACAAGCCACCCATTGAACGGGCTAGAGTATCCAATATATCTTTGGGCTGTGAAGAAGTTACAAATGAGCCGTTAGTTTCATATCGGTTTTCTGTACCTGAACCAGCTAATGTAACATTCTCATCACATATGTTCGCCGCTGTAGAAACTAAAGTGTCATCAATTTCACTGGCGTTTGCGTCCAAACCATATCCAGAAAATAGATAATCCCGTAGACATAAGGCTGAATTAGCTGACCAGCCAGTTGAAGATGTTCTAGGATCATAAACCTTTTTCCCCCTTACTAAAGCCGTAAAAACTGGCTGACCCGTAGGAAATACATCAGCATCATATTTAAGCCTGACATATATATACGCTATTCCTGATAACTTATGGTCATTTGTCCAGTGGCCATCACTTTCACTTACTAGATCACTATCGGCTGATTGTGCTGCTGTTCCAACGTGGGTATTTATTCTTACAAAGCCATTATATCTTGTTGTTGTATTGCTATCAGGGTCAGTAGCGTTTGTCACTTCACCATCACCATCAAGCGTTAATTCCCATTCATCTAGGTAAATTTTTTGAAAGCTATCTACTTCATGACCAGCTACTGCAATAACTTTATGCAAATATAAGTTATTGTCAGTTGCTTCTGTATATACGACCACACCACCAACCTTAGTTTCACCGTATATTACTTGATGTGGCGCTGCTGGATTAACTGCATTTACATCATATCCACGGCCAGCATCACCAAGAGACGGTCTTGGTGTAAGTGCATTAAGAGCAAAGCCAATAGCTGCATTTATAAGAAATTGCCTTGCAAATGTACTAAATACAAAAGATGTGGTAAAATATGCTGTTGTTGTGGCCGCTGCACTAATAGCTGATACAACTAATGTAACTGGGTCTTGCGGTATGTCTTTCTGCCACGACTTAGGGCCGAATGGCATTTGGTCTAAAAATGACTTGCTTTTATATAACGCTCGTAAAGTCATTATGTGACACTCCAAAATATATCAGGCTTTTCTGTGGGTAAGAATACCAAACCTTTATTACCAACAAAAGCCGCTAAATCAGACACTACCACACCAAATGCAATCGGTAAAACTACTTTATCCTCACCCATATCACGCCCAACTATAGTGCCTCTAGGTGGGTATTCTGTATATATTCTAGTCAATCTGCTATCTACAGCATCAAGAAAATCTTTGTATTCTGATCGTGTGTTAAATTTTCTATATTCTACCAAAGCATTTTTTGCACTGTCGTACCTATGTAAATACTCATCACAAAAACCGCTTCCTATTTGCATCTGAACACACGTATTAGCAAAAGTTAAACAATCGTGATAGCCCCATTCAAAAGGCTCATCTTGCACTGTTTCTATATAATCGAATAATCTTTTATCCCAATCTACCAATTTCATTCACTGGTTTTGCCCCAAGCTACTACTTTATTTTGCAAACTATCAACAAACTGTAATCCTTTATCAGTTGTCACATTTAACCCTGATAATCTTGCTTGTTGACTTTGATCCGTAAAACGTAAAACTCTAGGACGTTCTAAATCTACTAATCTATTTTCTACTGTAAGGGTTACAGTGCAAGTTTCTGGCCCTTCATCAATAATCATTTGATCCATAAAACCCTGAAATACTTCTGAACTATCACCGCCAACAATACCGAAATAAATAGTGCATAGACGGCCTTGATAAGCCTCAGTAAGTGCATCTGATAAGATTGATGAAGGTATACCGCTTAAAACTAATGTAGCGCCTTTAGCGGCTATCTCAGCCGTTTCTTCAATATTGCTGATGGAAAGTAAAGTACCAGCCCCAGTATATGTATTTGAGCTAATAGTTAAGTCACCGACACCCGTCCAAAGACGTAAATTTGCACCGTCAAAAGCCAAATCAACAGCCATATAGGGTTGGACAACTTCACCTTCTAAAGCACTTGTTATAGAAGATTGTAAGTCTCTTGACATTAGATAGCCTCTATTGCGCTAAAACTAATATTATAGAAACCATCGGAACTGATATCCCAATTCTGTTCATTAGACGCTAATCTAAATCTACTTTTAGGATATGTTAAATCACCAGTTGCTGTAGATGCAGTTGCACGTAAAGATGGCCAGATTTCCAATGTGCCATCACCAGTTTTGTCTAGTGTCACCTGATATAACCTAGTGCTTGCTCCACTACCTAATGAAAAATAGTCACCTCTTAGAAGCGTAGCACTGCCACTATTAACGTCAGCCGTAACGCTAGTATCTCCAGCAGAACCCGTAATAGTCAATGATGTGGCCGTTCCTTGTGGACTGTCGGCTAATGGTGGCCCTAATAGAAACGTACCATATTGACCGCGTAAAGCATTGAGCCAACCCGTCCACTTTTCAGCATTAGCTTCATTCATAGGTGGTAAAGTTAAATCTGCTTCCCAGCACATACCAGCGTGAGCCACGACTTGTTGCGCCATACTAAATGGAGAACGTGATACAGAAACCACATTTCTAGCTCTAAATGATATACTTTGAATACCAGTGTGAGTTGGTAAATCTAGTGGATAAGATATAGCCATTAGCCAAATGCAGCCGCGTAGCTGCCCCCTCTACGTCTTGCGTCTAATACTGCTGATTTAGAAGCTTCTACTATTTTAGGAAGCATAGACTGTATTTCAGAACGGCTTACACCCTCTTGAAAGTTATTGTATTGATTTATCACAAGCCCCTGACCGCCAAGCTTATTATTTGGTATTATATGCCCTGATCTATGTGGTACTAATATTTCTGGGCCACGCTCACCAACTATTGTAGCCCTACCACCAGTTACAGGCCCACCCATAGCGTTTTGTGGAATAGGTATACTATTCATTATAGCACCCACAATTCCCGTACCCGTTCCCGTAGCTGCATCAAATGAACCGACAAGTCTTTGCACGACTAAAACTTTATACAAATGAGCTATTATGTCTCTAGCCATAGACCTAAAAGCGTCTTTAACTGATTTTGTGCCGTCTACAATCGACATGAAGCCATCTTCTAAACTTGACTTAATAGTATCTGCTACAGCTTGCGTTCTTTTTGCTATCTTCTCTTTTACGTCTTTATCAACTTTATCTACCATTTTGAAAAAGTTCATAATATCTACTGTAGGTAATTTATCTATATCAATGCCTATTTGCTCTAGTAACCCAGTGGTTGGTCTTTTTGCAGTCAAAGCGTCTAATTCTAATTGCAAAGCTGCGATTTCTGAAGCTAAAGCGTCAACCTCGGTAAGATCTTCACGTACACCATTAAAAATTGCTCCACGGCGCATTTTTGGATCTTTACCTCTAGCAACATTAGCTAAATCTATTGTTGATTGAATTAATTTCTTAATCTTTTTTACAGCTATCTCTATTACAACGCCTACCCTCTCCATATTACTTTTAATTCTTGTAAACACTGTTCCGACAACAGAAGCCAAAACTAAATTAGCATTTATTATAGCATTTACGCCTTTTATAAAAACATCGCCTAAAAATCTAAATGCATCTTTAAAAGCATCTATTATTGGCATAAGTCCTTCAAATGCTGGTTTTATGGTATTGAAAAATCCCTTAAAATCAAAAGATAAGCTTTTTGCGCTTTTGCTCATCATAGCAATAGCACCACCAACAGCTATTAAACCACCGATAATCATACCTTTAGGGCCGAATATAGATGCTAACTGTGGGCCTTGCATGGTCATAATTCGTAGTGCATCCGTACCCATAGAAGCCTGAACAGCCATATCTTGAAACTGTAATGATGCTAAACCTAGACCACGGGTCATGCCCATATTAGACCGAACAACCCTTTGCGTAGCCCGTGTATGACGCTGCATAACTTGGGTGGTTTGCGTCATTTGTCGGTTGACGTTACCTAGTTGCTGCTGAACCTTTTGCATTTGAGGAACAGCGTTACCAACTGCGTTCATTTCAAACGTAAGTCTTTCAGTGGCCATTCTTTTCCCGTTCCTCTTTTATTTTAAAATATGCGACCCACTCATTATATTCTGAATATGTCATTTCTTCAATTTCTGATATTGTCTTACCCAAATGTTCAGCAAGTGAAATGAGACTATATCTAAATGGATCGCTCCTTAGTTTTTTTCCTGTTCCTCGGCTGTAATGTTTTCAAATATAGCGCCAAATACAGTGGCAATAGTTCCAATAGTTTCACCCATTAAAACAGGTTTATCTTCTAGCGTGAAAACCTTTTCACCGTCTTTATCTTCACACTTTCTAATAATTAATTCTACCATTCCTGACATTGTGGGATTAGTCAGAAAGTCTTTATTTTTACGCTGTAGAAATTCAATATCACGGGCTGTAATATAATTAAAGAATAGGGTAAGGGGCTTATCATCCTCGCCCCATTCTTCAATATCTACTTGACCGCGTTCTTTATCAGCCCTTTTAGCTGCGATACGTTTTGCAAGTGTCATAGTCCTACTTATACAGTTGTTTCAGTTAATGCCCCACTACCTTGCACTGAAATGGTCATTTCTACAAGCCCATCAAATGTAGAATTAATAGTTCGGCCAGTAACAATAGCTGTACCACCGTAATAAGTATCACCAGATGTTGCACCTTCTGGATATAGATTTAGGGTCACAGATGCTCCAACAGTAAGAGCTGTTTGACCACCAGTATTGGTTTCATCCCAAAATACATCAATTGAACCCGTAAACTGTTTAAGTGAAGCTACATAAGTCCTAGAGCTATCACCCATGCTAGTCGTTTCAAGTGTGTCGGCTGTTTCTTCGATACTAAATGATCGAATTTCTGCTATTGCTGTGTCAGAACCAGCCGTGCCGACTTTGACCGTCCCTTCACTTCCTGTATGTGTTGCCATGTCGGTATCTCCTTATTTGGCTGTTTCTACATCATTTATTGCTGTAACATATCTGATTGAATAAGTCAGCTTTGCAATACCTAATATTTGGTCAGCTTCACCGTCAAATTGTATTTCAGTAGATGTTAGAACACTAAATTTAGCAAGACCATTGACCGTAAAATCTCCAGCCATTGCTTCCTCGACTTGGACGGCTATTGCGTCCACATCATCATCAAACTTGCTTGTTTCTCGAACATATATATCTATGTCTAAAGTCAAGTCTCTGATAACGTCTGTGACACCAGCGTTCATGCGCTCACTGGCTTCTGCCCCAGTATATACGCTTATAGCTGGTAAGTTTTCTTCATTGAATGGGTGTACACGAGTAGTAAACACACGTCTTTTTACCAACGATACGTTTTGGCTTAGTAGAGTTGCTACCCTATCTCTTATCTGGCGTCTTACGTGTGCCATCTACTGCTTTTCCAATTGAATGACACTGACACCAGTTCCATCGTGGATATAAGCTACAACGCGATAATTTACACTATCTACAACTAGGAAATCATCTTCTGCTATATTCGGTATATCAGTGGTTCTACAGGTAAATCGTGGCTGTTCCTGATGTACAGCAGCTATACCGCCAGCGTCAACAGGAACAGTTTCATTGTCAAATATTCCTTTGATGGTGCTATCACCTAAACCTAGCTTGCGTTGGTAGGTTACAGATTTTGCAAACTCCTGAACATTAAGAAGCAAGGTAATATCATCAGCAAAAGAAATAGCCATTAATCATCACTTTCTGGCTTTTCTAATTCTTCATCGGATGTTTTTAATCCGACACTTCTATTGCTTTTCTTGGGTGGCTTTGGCTTATCTGCTGGTTCAGCATAACCACGGTCAATTAACTTCTGGCCAATTCTGTCCATTACTTCATATTCCTCACCAGCCATCAGGTTTTCACCCGTTCCAGCAAAACACTTCTGTATAACTTTAATTTTCATTGTGTTTCCTTCATTGGCTTAAAAGTGGGGCATTGCTGCCCCACCTGTTAATATTAAGCTACTGATACCTCATTAGTGATACCAAAGCTTACAGCGTTTCTTACACCTACGTCTAGTTCAGCGTGTAGAACCATTCTCACAGTTCCAGCTTTTGAACCACTGTATGGATCGACTAGGATGCTTGGAGCGCCAAACTGAGCAATCATCAATTGGCTAAAGTCACCAAAGATCAATGCTGAAGCGTCATTACCACCATCGCCTGGATCTAGTGTTGTTGGTACGTTTGATGTGAAACCCATTGGATAGCCATAAAGGTTATTCCACGGGTCATTCAAGATCATAACACTATCAGTTGAAGATACTTTAGCTGTTGAAGCTAGTTTAGCTTTAACTGCTGGGTGTGATAAGAAGCCAGCAGCATTGCCATTGACTATCCCATTATCTTCTTCAACCAACTTCACTAGGTTGATAATGTCAGCCCATGTAAGGCTATCAACATCAGTACCTGATGAAATGTCTAGATCATTTACGCCAGATGTGTTCAAAATACCTGTTGGCTGGCCACCAGAACCAGAACCTTGAATTGCATAAAATTCAGTTCTGTCGGCTGCTGAAGCAAGTAAATCATTTCTGATTATTTGCTCAATAGCTGGCACACTCTCCAACATTAACAAACGTGACATATCAACAAATGCACCCATTGTTCTTGGCTGCAATGTAACACCACCGTCTGTTCCAGCACCATCGCCAACATCTGCTAATTCTTCTACAAATGCAGCATTAGCGCCAGTTGCTAGTTTTGGCATTTTAATTCTGTTGGTTAGACCACTTAGGTAAGTTGTTCCTAGACCGCCTAGAACTTGTCTAGCACGTAGCGCCTCAATGAACATATCACCACGGTGTTCAGTTGGTACAAAATCATCAAATACAACTTCTGCACTTGAACCGCCAGTCGCTGCTGTTGATAATGGCCCTCGTTGCCCCCATGCAAAATCAGGTACATAAACACCTTCTGCATCGCGGCCAACACGTGTGGCTATTTCATCATTGATTTCACGCTCGTACCCAGCCTTACGCCAATCACCAGTAATTTGAGCTTGGATCATTCTACCAAGAGAATAGCTTTTTTGCTCTTTTACTGGAGCGTCAACTTGTGCTGGTGCAATGTCTAGTGGCTTATCACCAATAGCATCAAGCAAATTACCACGGAATTGGTCTACTGACATACCGCTTGCAATTGCTTCATTACCTAAGTCGCGTTTATTATGCTTGGCTGCTAGTGCCAAGATTTCAGCATCGTTCTTTCTTGCGGCTCGAACTGCATCAGCTTTAACCGCGTCAAGATCAATGTCGTTTTTGACTTCTTCAGTCATAACTTCATCTCCTTCAGATGTTTGAGTTAAGGGTTCTGCTGGAACTGATCGCCCGACACCAACAAGACTTGACTGATCCGCTGGTACACTAACAATACTAATTTCCATTGGTGTGGTGGCAACCCTGTAGTATTCTTCAGGATCATCATCACGTTTTATTCGGCCATCAATTCGATAGCCTACACTGATGTTTTGTCTGATGCCATCAGTAACATCATTGAACACTTCTGAAGCTAGTCCACCTTTTCCAAAACGAACCATTGCCCGTAGACGACGAGCATCTTCATCAAGTTCAACTCCTTCAATCACGCCAATTTGCTTTTCCATGTCATGGTCAAGTAACAATGGAGCGCGACCACTATTCAGAAAGTCTAAATTCATACTATCACGGGAATGGTCTATAACTTCCATTCCAAATGATCTTTCTACAGGTTCTTCTGTAGATACACCGACTTTTACACGTCTTTCATCAATATCTACGGCCTTTTCATCCATGTAATGACCGCGTCTTTCCATATCTTCACGTACAAATCTTTCTTCTTCTGTCGGAGCTTCTGCTTCCGTTTGCTCACCCATAGGCTTGGCAAAAGTAACAATATAAGCTTCTTCAGTTTCTTCTATATTTATAACATGACGCTTTTTCATCGGCTCAGACCCTTTTTCATTTAGATCAATTGTATCATTTTTTTCATCCATTGTAACATCCCTTTTCTTTGATGACATCGGATGACCTGATGGAAGTAAATCAGTGTCATGCTTGCCACTTCTAAATTTACCATTCCGCAAAGCATATAAATAACTGTTGACACGGGCATAAGCCCATTGTTCAGGCGATTTAACACTTGGTCTTACGCTTTGTGGATTAGTCTTATATGCACCAATACCGCGATTGAATACAGATATTAGCGTCCTAGTGGTAGTACGTTTAGACGCAACATTACCAACATCTTTATTATGATCTTCTGCTTTCTTAGCTAAACCTTTACGCACTGCATCAGTTACAGCCCTAGTTTCATCTTTTTTTATTCTATCCCGTATATTCTTAGACCAAGTGAAACCAGCATTACCACCCCATAAAGCCCAAGCTATACGCCCGTTAGATGGGTAGCCTTCTTCACCTTGCTCAAATCCTTCAGCTTGCTTGTCGACTTCATGCCGACTAAAAAAAGAATACATACGTAAAACAGTATCTTCTGATAAATTTTTACCACTAACAATATCCCTAGCACGGGCAATTCCTACAGCCGTACCACCTCTACCATGCTCAGATCGCCAATCTAAACCGCGTTGGGCTTCTGTTACCATTCCTTCAGTCGGCTTATAACTCATCTGCGTCACTCACTTCTGGTTGAACAGGTGCTTTAGCGCCAAATGGTTCAAATGCAGTCGATAAGCCATATCTTTCAGCCATTTCTTTATCAGATGCTATTTGACTAAATAATTCTTCTACATCCCTTCCATAATTTGCAGCTATATCATTCATGCTAACAATACCGTTAGATAATGCTGTTACGTGAGCATTTATCTCTCTTTGTGGATCAACCCAAGCAAAGCCACGGCCACGAAAATGTAAGTTATCAGCAAACTTATCATATTTAGATATTGGTATCGGTATATCACCAAACGATAGTGCACTTTCTAGCCAGTTTCTAAATACTGGCTCACAAAAGTGTTCTATTATATATGATTGTAATGTTTTGTAATGATCGCGTTCTTCTATAGTGCCTTGACGTATAGAACTATAAGAAACACCCTTTAGATCATTTGATAAGCTTGTATAAGATACGTTTAAACCAGACGCGATACCGCGTAATACGGCCTGTTCAAATTCGGCAAATGCAGAAGTTGGATGGGCTGGATCAATCATCTTAAAATCATGCCCTGATGGTAACTGATAAACAGAAGCTGGAGCCATATCAATTACAGGCACTTCATCATCTGTTTCATCATCACCAACAAATTCATCACCGTCTGGAGTGGTAATAATACCAAACTTAGCAGCCGCTGCCCTAGCAGCAACTAACTCAGCTTCTCTATATCCATGCAGCATCTTTAGTGATGCTATTGCTGGAGACATAAACGGCTCACCTCTAGTTTGGTGCATCCTGTTCTGTATAAATAAATGTAATATTTCGTTTGCTGGTACTCGAATATGCTTACGTTCAGCACCCACCGCAAAATTTAATGTATCATTTGGATGTGCTGTAAGAACATAATATGCCACTGGCTTATGATATTCGTCTAGCTCCACTCCCATTCTAATCTGGTTGCCATTTGCTGCTTTACCATTTTTATCTTGGTCAATCAGTTCAGCTTCAATAAACTGCAATGCAAAACCGTCTCTAAATCGCCTATTTTGCACAAACTTTATAAATACTTCACCATCACGGGCTAATGTCTCACAAACATATCTTTGGCAATCCAACCAAGACATACGCCCACTTACTTCACAATTACCTAATCTTCCCCAAGCCTTAAACGCATTTTCTAGGATTGTATTACCAGCAGCGTCTAATGATCTATCATCATTTGTAGCTCTAACCTGTAGTGTGAAACCCTTTTCACCGACTACATTGGTTCTAATTAGGTTTAGAAATCTTTTTGCATACTCATTGTTTCTAGCTAAATCACGGCTTCTATTGCGTAAAACGGGCAAGCTTGCACGTAATTCACTATCTGCTGATGAACTAGAACCGATAAAGTCACTAAATAATCTACCCTGATTAGCTCCAGCGTAACTTCTACGTCTTTTCCTACCACGCTTAACTAATTCTATATCGGCTTGTCTTTGTGGTAATAGGAAATCAAACAAGCCCATCTTAGAACCTCATTAATATAGTTGATGATGTTTTGCGGCCATGCTTTACATCAATCTTACGTTTTATAGCTTTTACTTCACGCCTGTAGTAATCACGCCAAGTTAATAATTCATCAGGTGACATTTTAGTAAGTGACCGTCCAGCAATACTGTAGCTGCTTAAATCACCGTCAGCACGGTTTTCTAATACAGCTTCAATCTTATTGAGCATCTTTTCAGCGTGTTCGCGTGGATCACTTGAAACATCTAGATCAGGCTCAACATCTATTTCACCCGTATCAACAATAATCCTAGCACTATCGCTATTACGTAAAACCTCTAGCTGGTAATGATAATGACCCTCATTATAATCATCAGACGTAGTTGAAAGTATTGTAAATAGGTAATCATCATCAGACGCTGTAGCCGTGACACTAAATTCATTAGCTGTGCCAGTTGCTGATCTAGCTAGGAATGTAACGGTATATGCTGTGTTTGGGTAATCAGTGCCTAATGTCGTGTTTTTCCATTGGACAAAATCACCAACGGTAAAGCTTCTAGGTATTTCAGTTGGTGCATTTGTCGCGTCAAATAAATTAGCCATCAATTAATATCCTGTAACAAAATTATTCGGACGCGGCTTGAATACACGCCTTGCATTTGTTCCTTGTTGCGATTTTACACTATTTTTACCTCGTTTGGCAATTGCATCCATGTTAATATTTAAAAGAGCAAATCCAGCCGTAGCATAAACACGGCAATCTAAGGCTTCATTTCGAGTTCTAATCTTGATCCATTCACGTCTTTGCCGACCCTTAAAGTATCGGATTACCTTCTTTTCAGCCGTCAACATTCTAAAATATTCTTCACTCCTATCGGTTGGAAAGTGACAATACCCATCCATATCATCAGTAGCTTTCAGACGTGCGTAGATTAATTCTTTTGCCGTATCCGTACCAACAGGAAATAAATTTATTTTACCAATATTGTTTTTTGACGGTCTACCAATAATTGGCTTACCCTCACCACCAACACCCTTGATAGCAAATATTCTTTTACCAGTTCTGTTCTTCACATAATTATAAACGGCTTGGGTAAAGTGACCACCACTGTCAATCATAGTTGCTCTAATTGGCATATCACCAAATTCAGCATGGTAATATTTCTGACTTACGATTTCATCAAAGTCTTTCCATAGCTGTTTACTGGATGGATCACCATATATTTCATTATATTCCAGTGAATAACTGCTTTCGTTTCTAGTCCAGCCAACCACTTCATATGCAATTCGATCATCTTGAACATCAGCACCGCACGTAATAACCAGCACATCATCAGGCACATTATCGCCCCAATCTTCACGTCTTTGGAATAGATCAAACTCGTCTACTCCCTCTCCTTCTTCCTCAAATGTCTCACCTAAAGTTGTGTTTATCCAAGTTCTTAATCTCATTGGATCACTTTTAGACTGCAAAAAATCCCTGACTATATCAGCTAATGGCGTCCACGGTGAATATATGCCTGACAAATGAAAGCCAGCAGTTTTGCCATCACCTTCAGCCGTTTTAATCCATTTGCCAGCCCGTATAGCTCGCCATCTGGCTGCATCATTCCATAACGATCCACAATTAGCGCAAGAATATTCTGCTGTATTAGGATCATTGTCAGTCCAAATAACTTGTGACCACTTTAAATCTTGCGAATGACCACAATCTTTGCAACCGACAAAAAACTTTCTTTTATCACTATTTTCATAAGCCGCTTCTATTCTGCTGGCATTTTTCTCAGTAGGAGTAGAAACCATAATAATCTTTCTGTTCCAGAAGGTGGCTGACCTTTTACGGGCTAAAGATACTGGATCACCTTCTGTACCAGCACTTATTGGGTATCTGTCAACCTCATCGCATAATATTATTCGGCACGGTCTAGATGCCAATGAACTTGGACTATTAGCACCACAAGCTGTAACGTGACCGCCAGAAAATACCTTATGCAAAGTTGTATTGCCGCTATCTCTTGATCTTGGGTCTTTTATCTTTTCTGACAATACTGGTGTATCTCTTATAGCTGGAGCAAGTCTATCTTTTGACCAAGTTTGTGCCATTTCTAAAGTGGGTTGAACCACCAACATTGGCGCTGGGTCTTGATGTATATGAAAACCCACAACATTATTAATTAGCTCAGTCTTACCAATTTGTGCAGCCGTCATTAATACGATATTTTCTATATCTGGATCACTTACAGCATCCATCATGCCACGCTGATATTCGGCTCTACTGGTTGACCAGCGGCCAGCTTCAGCAGAACTTTCACTGGATAATTGTCTATAGTTGTCAGCCCATTGTGAAACCGTTAAATCTGGTGGTGGCGCTAAAGCCGTTGCCATTACTTCTTCAAGTCTACGCCTTAATTTTTCACTCTGCTGCTTGTTTACCGTATCCGACCAAATCACTTAATGCGTCTTTCATGTTCATTTCTATTAATAACTTAGCTTCCTTAACATTAGCACTAGCATGGACTTCAGCAGCTATTTTTGACGGCAATGCTAATAATTTAGTTTTAGCCTTTAATAATTGCTTCTCAAAGTCTTTAGCCACCATTTCAATATAAACTAAATCACCACGTTCTATAGCGTTTTCCATCTCTTTTGCATCAGCCTGTTCTTTAGCTAGCCTAGCACGTTCAGCACCTAAGTCTAAATCTCCAGCCGCTGCCCGACCAGAAGCAATAGCCCTAAAATGCTTTATATATTCCAGTCTCACTTCATCTAAATCGTATTTTCCACGTGGTTTTTTTGTGATAACACCATCGTCTATCAGTTTAGATAAAGCTTGCTGAGAACAGTTCAAATGTTGCGCTACGTCTGCTATTCTGGACATAATATTACACAACCCCCCTATATAGTTTCTATCGCTAGAAATAATTTGCAGTCCGAATTACC